ATAGACAACGCAAAAATAGATAAAGTCCATTGGCTAGAAAAAAGAGACTTTGCAACAGCCGCCCATATGTTTATATGGGATGCCGTGAAAAGTCTCTGGGAACAACAAAACGCTATCGATATAGTTACTATAACAGAAAAGTTACAAGAACGCAAATTATTGGAAGATTGTGGTGGTGTATTATATCTTGCTGAGCTGACGGAGATACCAACAGCGGCAAATTGTGAGCATTACGCAAAGATTGTGCGTAAGCACGCGGTAAAAAGAAGAGCTGATGAAATCGGGAAGGCTATCTCTAAAGCCGCATCAGAGGATTATGATACCTTGGACGACCTTTATAGCAAGATAGAGTATTTGGCGGGTAGCCTAAGACCAGAGGCACAAGGCGACCTGGTGCATATGGCAGACGCAGAAGATGAATATTTTGACTATCTAGAAAAAGAAGATGACCTGATAAACACAGGTTTCGAAAAGTTTGATGACTGGATGGGTGGGCTTGGACGCGGTTGGTTGTATGTGTTGGCGGCTCGTCCGTCGGTGGGTAAGACCGCTAAGATGCTCCAGATGCTCAAAGGTATCGCGTCGCAGGGCAAAGGGCAATGTCTGGTCTGGTCGCAGGAGATGAAGAGACCAGCGCTATTTAACCGGATGATGGCAGCACCTACCCAAATACCAGCCACCAAATTTAGACTTAAGCAACTCACTCCGCAGGAAAAGGCAATAGCGCGAGAGGTGTATCAAAAAGAATTTGCAACCCTGCCCATAAAGATAGCAGACGCAAAGAATGTGACTGTCGAAGAAATCACTGCGGCGGCAAGGCAAGCCAAGAGAGAAGACGGAGAGATAGCAGCTATATTTGTCGATTACCTAGGAATTATGGATATCCCTGAGGTGCCAGGAACGACTCGGCAACAGCAGATAGGTAAGGTTACTAAAGGATTGAAACGGCTAGCGATGGAGTTAGATTGTGTGGTTGTGCTCCTAGCCCAAATGAACCGCGAGGGAAAAAAATCAATAGAACCGTCTCTTGAGCATTTGAGAGAGTCGGGAGATATAGAACAAGATGCTGATGTGGTTGAATTTCTGTGGGTTGACCCTGGTGACTGCAAGGGAGATGGTGCGCATGTCGGAGCGAAGATAATTCAATCCACAATAGCAAAAGGACGCGATATCGGGGTAAATCGCTTTAGATATGCATTTTACGGAGCTTATCAATATTTTGTGGATGCTCCAAAGGACGAAATATATGGATATTAACAAGATGGACGCAGACGCGCGAAAGGCTAATTTCTTAGTCGCAAAATACAATACAGGGGAATTGTATTTTAGGCAGCTAACGCCTAACATAGCAATTTTTTTAGAGCGCGTGAAAGGCAAATACATTTGTTACCGACTGAAGTGGGAGCACAAAGCCGCCGCAGGCATTTATAAAATTCAAGACGATAAATTATATTGTCGTGGTTCGTGGGAGAGATGCTTAAACAGAGCAAAAAGCATTGTTGATTTCTGGGAAAAGAAAATTTTAAAAATCGAGGAGGAAGCGAAATGACAACAGCAATCAGTAAGCTACAAGCACCTGCTAAGGTGTTACCTAAAGCTCAGGTGATTACAGTAGACGGGCAAATGATAGAAATCTTTGATGATGTTAACGCTAATGCGCTGTTCCAGAACTGTAGGACGAGCCGTAGGAAACTAAATTTTTTGAGCATAGAGCTTGATAATCAAATTAAATTTATACCGCTTCGCCGCGTTAAAGAAATTATATTTTACGATGTGGAGGCAGAGGAATGAGCGGAAAACGGTCAAGAGATAAGGGCGCTCGAGCAGAACGTGATTTTGCAAAACGAATAGGCGGTAGACGAGTGCCGCTTTCCGGGGCGATGAAAGGCTACAAAGGGGACGTAATCGGATTAGGGATGACATGGGAATGCAAAAAACGCAAGGGTGGTTTCAAGACGCTTTATAAATGGTTAGGTGAGAACGATGCGTTGGCGATTCAGGCGGATAGAAAAGAATGGTTGGTGGTTATACCACTGTATAAATTCGAAGAGCTAATAGACAAATAAGGTGATTAAATGAGGACACAAGGTAGACCAAGAACCAATATCGGCGTTTGTAGAATTGATGGATGCAACAAAAAGAAGCGCACTAGAGGTCTTTGTGGGATGCATTACACCAGGCAGAGACGGCATGGTAGCCCATATATAGTTAAAAACCATCCATCCTATGACCCAGAATTTCATCACAACCAAGGGAAACCCTTCACAGAATCCGACCTGGAATACCTTTGTAAGTATTATGAAATAGATGACATAAGAACCCTATCTTATGCAATGGGCAAAACCGAAAAAACTTTAGAAGATAAAGTGACGGAGTTAAAAAAGGAAGGCTTATATGATTACTATAAAAAAATGGATAAATATTGGTAGAGGTGATGCTCGTGAAACTAAAAAAAGGAACCATTAAACATGTCGAATCTGAACTGTTTGCATATCATGATACTAAAAAAGAAATCGAACAAATAAGAGACGATATAATTCGCTCTACGCCTTATAATGACAACCCCGAAGGCGGGAGGAGTAGCGAGCGTGGCGACCCCACAGCACGGACTGTCGAAACGCTTGTTACTCATCGCAAATTGGAGCAGTTAGAGAGAATAACGAAAGCAATTGACAACATTTATACATCTTTGCCGGAAGAACGAAAACGACTTGTAAAACTAAAATATTGGACTAAACCTCAAACGCTTACATGGGACGGGATAGCAAGAGAGCTTAATGTGAGCCGCAGACAGGCGATAAGATGGAGAGATGATATACTACATTCGATTGCTGATAGGGTTGGATGGCGCTAAAAGATGGCACTTTTATGGCACTTTTGAGCCGCTAAATTGTTGTATTATGATAGAGTAACATTTATATCTTCCACTCCCCTTTTGAAGGTTCAATGATTTTAAACACGGGAGAATATCCATTGTTTTCCATACTCTATGTATAATTTTAGGAAATAACCGATATTTAGCCGCCGTTCTCTTTATAGGGAGGGCGGTATTTTTTATAGCTAAAGAACAGGGGCTTCATCGAAAGCGGGTGGGGCTTCTGTTCTTTGGCTATAAAAAATACATGTAAAGGAGGGAGGGATATGAGAGGGCGAAGAACTAAATGGGATTTGTTAGAGATGGATGACAAACTAATCTTGGTCGAGGGTTGGGCGCGTGATGGTGACACAGATAAAACAATCGCGGCTAAGTTAGGTGTATCAGAAGTTACGTTGAACAAATGGAAGAAGGAGAAGCCTTTATTTCTTGAAGCCCTGAAAAAAGGAAAAGAGGTCGTGGATAGGCAAGTAGAAAACGCACTGCTCAAAAACGCACTGGGATACGAGTACGAAGAAGAAACTGTTACCAATAAAGGCGATGTGGTGACCATTCGCAAGTATCAGCACCCAAACACGACCGCACAAATTTTTTGGTTAAAGAACCGCAAGCCGCAGGAGTGGCGAGATAAGCAGCAAATTGAGCATATGGGTAAAGATGAGGGTGCGATAAAATTTGTTGCTGAGTGGGGAGAGGATAAAAGTGGTAACTGATGGTATCCTAGCAGTTGTGATAGGCTTGATTATTGTCTTGAGCGGGATATATCTATTTTTGGATGTCCGAGGGGAAAAATGAGGACATCCAAGATTAAGCTATACACTCCGCATAGCGGGCAATTGCCACTGCATCAATCGCAAGCGAGGTTTAGGATAGCGACATGCGGGCGCAGGTGGGGCAAAACCTATGCATGCATTAACGAGCTGGCTAAATACGGCTGGGAGAACCCAGGCACTATTAGTTGGTGGGTAGCGCCAACCTATCGTCAAAGCCGCATAGCCTACCGAATCATGACGAGTCATTTTAAGGGTGCAATAGAGTCGGCTACCAAGAACCCCATGGAAATCTACTGGAAGTCGGGCGGCATAACGCAGTTCAACAGTACTGACCAGGCTGATAATCTTCGTGGTGAGGGTGTATCCTTTATGATTGTCGACGAAGCGGCGATGATTCCAGAAGAAGCTTGGACAGAAGCTCTTAGACCGACCCTATCAGACAAAGGCGGTAAAGCTATTATTGTATCGACTCCTAAGGGTATGAATTGGTTTCACTCGCTATGGGTTCGTGGACAAGACCCAGATTATCCAGACTACGAGTCATGGCAGTTTCCGACTAGCAGCAACCCATTTATCCCACCTGGTGAGGTTGACGAGGTAAAGTCTACACTGCCTTATGATGTATTCAGGCAGGAATATAACGCGGAGTTCCTTGAGGACGGGGCAGGAGTATTTAGAGGTATCCGGAATTGTGTTAAAGGAGAGCTAGAAAAACCGCAACCTGGCAGAGAATACGTCTTGGCATGGGACGTAGCCAAGCACACCGACTTTAGTGTAATGATGGTCATGGACATCCAGCGGCGGCATGTAGTAGCGTTTGACCGCTTTAATAGGATAGATTATGCGTTACAAGTACAGCGATTGGAAGCATTAGCAAAGAAATATCAAGCACAGGTAATCATGGATAGTACAGGCGTAGGAGACCCGTTATTAGAACAAGTAAAAGCGCGTGGCATAATCGCAGAAGGTTACCAGTTTACCAATACTAGCAAACAACAGCTTATAGAACATCTAGCGGTTATGCTTGAGAAGCAGGAAATCACATATCCAGATATCAAAGTATTAATTAATGAGCTGATGATTTATCAGTATGAGGTTACGCGAGCAGGTAATGTCCGATACAATGCTCCTGATGGCTATCATGATGACTGTGTGATAGCGTTAGCTCTGGCGGCTTGGTCTGCGCGTAGTTTCCCAGGGTCGCAAATTTTTATATAGAGGGTTACAAAATCACTGAAATGTAACCCTGACTAAAGAATCCTTGATATATAAGGGTTTTGGGAGAATATCAGCGCTTTGCATCGATAAAGCGCTTTTTATTTTTAGTCATATATCTCATTACGACAAGTTAACTTAGTTGAGAGGGGGTGAGCAATTGAACTGGATACAAAAAATAGCTCGCTCTGTTGGACTAATCCCTGTGTGGAGAGCGGGACACCCGGTCTATCCGACCGAAAACTTGGAGCAACTAACCCAAGAGGGGTATGTCAAAAACTCCATTGCATCTGCTTGTATCAATATGATTGCGACTTCGGCACCGGAAGCAAAGTTAAAAGTATACCGTGTTGCGGGCAACGAAGAAATAGAAGTCACCGACCACTGGTTGATGAGACTAATAGAGAGACCCAATCCTCATATGTCGACGTTTGAGCTATGGGAGTTGACCCATATCTATCTAAATACTGCTGGCGCGGCTTATTGGGAGCTGGTGAGGGCATCTCGCAATCCTAACGCTCCGGTGGTAGAGGTATTGCCGCTCAGACCTGATAGGATTAAGGTCATCCCCGACCGCAAGGACTATATAGGTGGATATCAATATGAGGTCAATGGGCAGTCAATCACCTATGAGCCATGGGAGATATTGGCATTCCCACTGCCTAATCCCATCGATGAGTTTAGACCATTGTCGCCACTGGCGAGGGTTGCGCGAGAAATAGGCATTGACAATGAGACAACAGACTTTACTAAGGCATTTTTCGAGAACGGCGCAGTGCCTGGAGGGATACTCAGCACTGACCAGCAATTGACCGAAGAAGAGAGCGACCGTATCGAGTTGCGTTGGTGGCAGAGATTTAGGGGCAAGCGCAGAGGGAGGACTGCGGTGCTAGGTAAGGGTGCCCAGTACCAGCAACTAAGCATGAATTTCCAGGAAATGGAGTTTGAAAGCTTGAGAGCGTTTACCGAGACGCGCATATGTGCCGCGTTTGGGGTTGACCCAGTGTTACTCCCATCTTGGGTAGGTATCCGATATGGAGGTAAGTACTCAAACTACCAAGAGGCAAGGAAACATTTATGGGACGAAACCCTTATCCCTGCATTACGGAGAATAGAAACTAAGGTTAGTATGTTGCTAGAAGAAGGCTTAATAGCACGGTTTGACGTATCTAACGTCCAAGCACTCCAAGAAAACGAGAATGACAAATATACCCGTATTATTGCTGCATTTGAAAAAGGATTGATTACAAAGAATGAGGGGCGGTTAAAGCTTGGGTACGAAGAAATTAACGATGAAGAAGATGGATTTATAGACGAACAGCAGCAAGAACCCGAGCAGGAGCAACCACAAAGCGAAGAGGAACCAACAGAGGAGACTGAAGAGAAGTCTTTTTTTTTGACCAAAAGCAACAAGAATAGGTTTGTACGCAGTCTCCATATGATACAAGACCAGCAAATCCCTGAGTTTAAGCGAGACCTGCAATCATATTTCGAACAGGTGCATAGCCTAGTAAGCCGAGTTTTCGACCAAAAGTTATCAGGTGACGATTTAGCCCGCTTATTAGCATTTTTCGAGGGGCAGCGCCAAAAAATCAAAGATGGCTTACTCCGGGTAGCAAATGACCATATCCCGCCAGTGATTGTCGCGGCGGCAAGGATGACAATGGACATATTAGATGGGGAGTACTCGTCTAATGCTGTTATTGGAGCCTATATCGATAGATATATATCCGAGTTTGTCGATGGGGCGACAAATACTACCCTCAAAGACTTGCGCGCCATCTTGCGCAAAGCGCAAAAAGAGGAGTGGAGTATATACCAGACCCAGATGGCGATACAAGATAAGTTTAAGATATATAGCGAGAGCAGAGCAGAGATAATAGCCAGGACAGAGATGGTAAGAGCGTCAAATATGGGTGCTCGGATATCATATGAGGTGTTTGGTGTCAAGGAGATGTCATGGCTAGATACTGATGATAATCGCACTTGCCCAATCTGCAAAGAGATGGATGGCAAGACAGTAGTTGTCGGTCAACCATTTGCAGTTGCGGGAGATGAGATAGCAGGGGTTAGAGTGAGTTACTCAGTAGTCGAGGTGCCGCCGATACACCCCAAATGCCGGTGTACCATCATACCCAAAATATCCACCTAAAGGGGGTGCTATTATGACAAAGCTATATATCAAAGCAGCCAACAAAAATTTAAAAGATGCAGTTGTCTTGCTTAACAACCAACCCATAACCAGGCTCAAATCGCTCAAGTTGGAGTTAGACGAGGATAATAACCGCATCGCGCATCTTACCTTTTATCCATCAGCCATAGACGCTAATGTAACAGGAGTAGAGCTCAAAGAGGAGCCTAAAACCCAAAAAACAACCACCCGCAAGAAAAAGGGGGTGAGCAAATGACCAAGACTTATCTCGATATTGACCGGATTGAGTTTAAGGCGCTGGATGACTCGCCGGGCGTTATAGAGGGCTACGCGTCCACGTTTGGCAACATAGACCGTCATGGCGACATCATAGCCAAAGGCGCTTTTGAAGGTGGAGCCGCTAAAGTGCCTGTGTTCGCCTTACACGACCCTGCGCAGACCGTGGGTATAGGCAAGGTTTACGAGGATGAAAAAGGGCTGAGAATCAAAATTAAGTTAGCAGTGGACGCAATATCTGAGAACCTACGCAAACGAGCTGAAGAATACTATGACCTTGCCAGGATGGGCATTGTTGAGCGTATGTCTGTAGGTTTTGCACCACTTGATACTGACTTTGAGCAACGCAAGATTAAAGGCAAAAACCATGTTGTCCGAGTGATTAAAAAAGCGGATTTGATGGAGGTTAGCCTGGTACCTATTCCTGCGAACGACAAAGCGAGAATTACACAAGTAAAAACATATGACTATGACGAACCAACAGTGGAACAAGTGGTAGAAAATGAAATAAACGATTACCAAACACACATGAGCGCACTAATTGCCAAGCAGTTAGGCGTTTTTTAATTTTATGGAGGTGTAAAGATTGGAACAAACAATCAAATGTTTGAATGCGCAAAAAGACAATTTGTATGAGTTAAAATATGAGGATTTACGCAAGTGTAATTGTGAGCGTTGCAACCCTGTCGCGGACGCTAAAGAGCTTGATATGCTACGCGCCGAGAAAGCCGAGCAAGTAGCGCAAGAAGCAGCATTAAATCGCGGCGAAGAAATCGCAAAACATATCATCGAAAAGGTGAATGACACAAACGAAGCTATTGAAGAGAAGGTGAACGAAGTAGTAGCGAAAAAGCTTGAAGAAAACGGCATCGACCTAAACAAGAAATACACACGAGATATCATCCAAAAAATGGAATATGCTGTACCAGTGTACAAGAACGTTTATTCCAACACTCGGTATGGACGTGACCAACTAAGCCCGGAGATGAAGCAATTTATACACTTTATGCGTACAGGCGAAAAAGTCAATAAAGCAATGGTAGAGGGCACTCCATCTGCTGGCGGTTACCTAGTGCCAGAGGAGTTTGAGGCAGAGGTAATTCGCAAGCTCGCTAACGATGTAGCTGTACGCCGTGCAGGAGCTAGAATATTTACGATGTCATCTAATCGCTTAGAAGTTCCAACAGAAACTGCACGTAACTCCGGTGGATGGGTCGCAGAGGGGGCAGCATACACACAACAAGACACTGCGTTAGGACAAGTTGCACTAACTCCATATAAATATACTCGTCTTATCCAAACATCCGAGGAGTTATTAGAGGACAGCGCAATCGACTTGGCTAACTATTTTGCAACTGTTTTCGCGGAGGACTTTGCGGAAGCTGAAGATACAGCATTTTTAGAGGGGACTGGCTCTGGACAGCCAACTGGTATCCTTAATGATACTGATATCGTCACCAATGACCCAACTGATACCTCTTTTGGCGATGAGGATGCAGGATTTACACCCGATGACGTAATCGCTCACTTATACTCTCTGCGCGCGCCATATCGCCGCAACGCAACGTGGATTATGAATAGTGCAAGTGCGCAAGTTTTAAGGACAATGAAAGATGGCAACGGTCAATATATTTGGACTGAGTCCGCTCCAGGCGGTATCGCTAATGGCGAGCCTGCTAGATTGCTTGGTCGTCCGGTTATTGTTACTGACAATATTTCTAACGATGACACCGATGGAAACAGAATCATCTTGGGAGATTTTAGATATTATTTAATTGGTCAACGTCGTGGACTTACTATTATGCGTAGTGATGATTACGCGTTTAACACTGGTCATGTCACATTCCGTGCTTCTTTGCGTGTAGATGGCAAAGTATCACAAGCGGAAGCGTTTAAAGTATTAATCAATGCGCCAGGAGACAGCGAAGTTTAGGCGGTGATTTTATGGCGTTAGATACTTACGCGTTGGTTACATTACAGCAAGCTAAAGACTATCTAAAAGTAGAGTACGTGGAAGAAGATACACTCATAGAAGACTTAATTAACCGAGCTACTTACTATTTGGAGCAACGAAAGTATCAAAGAGCGTTAAAACAAAGAGCATTCACAGGCGAACTATACAACGGCATGGGAACACAAGAACTTCGGTTATCAACGTTCCCTGTCGTTTCTGTTTCGTCTGTTTCTTACGTGGATGATAGTGGTAACGAATCATCAATCAATGGTTATAGGATTGATGATAGACGGGGTATATTGTTCCGTTATGGTGGTTGGAGAGATGGTGTAAGCAACTATAAAGTAACGTGGGTTGGCGGGTATGACCCTATACCACACTGGTTAGAGCAAGAGTGCTTACTGCTGGTGTCTGACTGGTATGAGGGGCG